AGACAGTGACCCACTTGGAAAATCCAAGTTTTTCACTGACCCAAAAGACTGGAAGCAAAAACAGACCAACGAGCACGGCTTCAAGGAACACGTTCATTTATACTGGGAAGCAGATTTGGTTTTTCTACGAAGCCGCCGAGTGCTGCGTCGGGTTCGCTTTCCTCCCTTTTTTCTGGACTTCTCGGTCCAGACAGGAGGGTCTCTAAAGCGGACGTCCTTGTCTTTTGTCCATGTTACGAATGCTTTGTCCACCTCATCGCCTTCACGTACATACTGAAAATGTTTTCTACACCCACGAGCGTTCTTCGAGTCGGTTATGTCTATAAACATGACTGTTGCGCCTACGCTCACAGCTTGTTTCAGTGCATAGAGAATACAAGGTGTTCGGTCAAAGAAGAAGTTGTCGCATCTATGCGGATATCCATCTAGCCAAAAGTCATTGTGAACGTGGATTCGCTTAAATAGCTTGAGCAACTGTGTAAGTTTCATAATGAAAGGAGAACTCTCTGCTGTTTCTCTACCCAACTCTGCAATGGAGTTAACTGAATGTCCAGCAATTGCAGCGTCTCGTTCAGCTACCATGTCGACCCCAGGAATCACGATCTCTCGTTTCATCGGCACACGTATATGAAGTCGATGGAGCTCTACATTCTCTTCAAAGGCTACGTCCTGTGCCGAAATGTCTAGATTCTCTCCACTGATAACGAGAAGAGGTGTCAGATCTTCAAATTCACCCAACAAACTCTTTACCTTCTGTACCAAAGTAACCGCAGTGTTCTCGCTGCGTGGATCCATTGTTCTTTTTGACCCTCCCAAACTGAGAATCAAGTCGGGGTACATCAACGTTTCCTTCCCAGGATCGTCTTCTAATATTTTTAGCTGGGCGTCTAACTTACCTATCGCGTCTCTTTCTGACGCTGCATTCGCTGAAAAGGCGTTGGCAGGACCTTCATACATCTCGGCCGGACTGCCAACATCACCTGTCTTGGCCGCCATTACTGTCTAGCCTAGCTTTGGTTTTCGTTGCAAAACGGATTTGATTTTGTACTGGCAGACTACATTGCCAAGATGGAGACCAATATTCGTAACGCAATCATCAAGACCAACGCGGAGTTCAACTACGGACTGGAGGTGGAGATCACGCATGCCGAACATGAGCCGTGGTATGCTAAGATCTACGATACAGCAGGTATGATCAGAGTGGAGTTCCTTGAGAGAGACGGGGGCGTCATTGCATCTGTCATGGAGCGGTTCAACATGACCACTGCAAGAGTGGCCCGAATTATGGACGTACTCATGGAATTCATGCCAATCTCTCCTCCGGGAGGGGACTAGATCTTCTCTACCTTGACAGGGACAACCTTGATCAACTCAACTTGAGGATACACAACCACACAGGCGTGCGTTTCGCTCGCACGGCATTTCACGCAGAACACTTTTTCAGTGGAGCAGGAGCACTTGAACTCAAGGTGAGTCTTCTTCTTGCAGTGAGAACACTTTGCCATTCTGCCTTGGTCAGCAGTTATAAAATCGCATTCATTTTTAATGAAGACGGTCACGTACACAGTGGTCGTAGATCCCGACGTGAAGTTTCCATTGAAGGACTTTGCTAGGGAGGTGGCCATCTGCCTAGCTGATCCGGATGGTTGGGAATCGCAAGGTTACCGTTTCGTAGCTGTGAAGTCCAATCCCCAAGTCGTGATCCACTTGTCGTCTCAGAAAGGACTGAAGGCAGAAGGATGTGATCCTACGCTGTCCTGCGCAGAGTTGGGTGGGCACCAACTGCGGATCAATGAACAGCGCTGGAGATACGGAGCCAAGCAGAGTGGCCAAGATTTAGACGGCTACCGTCAGTATGTCATCTCACACGAAATGGGACATATCCTTGGTCGAGACCACGCAAGATGCCCTGGCCCGGGTCAACCGGCGCCGATAATGACCCAGCAGACCTTAGGACTTCACGGGTGCCTTCCGAATACAAACGTGTAGTCGGGGCTTCCTTGCGAAAGTACGTGATCGGATTGGAAAGTACCATCAATGCAAAAGCAATCACAAGACACACCACAACAACTTTCAGCATTGAGACTCTTACTTATAAAAATGGACAGCATTGTAACCGCCGTGATTGACAAGTTCAAGCAGCGGTCGGAGTTTGGAAAGGCAAAGTATGGAACGGACCTTGATCGTAAGGACCTTTCTATCCTTGAGTGGATTGTGCATGCGCAAGAGGAGCACATGGACGCTATTTTGTATTTGGAGAAGCTGAAGGTGGAGCTCAAGACTCAGAATGTCCTGGATGTCACCAAGACAAGCTCGGGTCGTTAGCGACGGCGAGTGGTCTTGCGCTTACGGTGCCGACGAGTGGTCTTCCGGCGGCGACGACGGCGGCCACCCTCGGGGTCTTGCGAGTCATTGTGTCCCGGGTTCTCAACGTCTGCCGACATCAGCTTACCTACATGATACTTTACATATGTAAGAACCAATCCGGCTCTATCTTGTCCCCTTGCAAGACGGGATGGGAAATCAGTCTCCAACTTTAACCTGACGTCAGCGTATCCGGGGTCTTCAACTATTTCCCCCATGGTTCGTTCGCCTTCGTGATTTTTCACGCAGACGCGCTCACCGGGAGTGAATACGCGATTGTCTTCATCGTCTCGAGTAATGAATACGCATTGGTCTGCTGCTGGCGGTGGACCGGGCTCGTTCATTGTATACTGTAGTCACTTTAGTTGCTGTACGCAAGACCACCCATGCCGGACATGACGCGGAAGATGTTGTAGTTGACGGCATACATGCGGAAGTTGAAGGGCGTGCTCTTGGTCGGCTTGGCGAGACCCGCAGTGGCGATGCTGTCAAACACGAGCGTGGTCGTGTCAATGCGGGAGAAGTTACACGTGCCGGACGGCTGGTGCTCCTCAGGCTGCAGCGCAAAGGAGTACACGTTGATCGGGTTCTCGTGAGGAGTGTAGTTCACGTTGGGAAGCGTGAACAGCACGTTGACACCAACCGTTCCATTCGTGAGAACGGGCTCACTGAGGTTGTAGGTTCCAGCTGCTCCCGAACCGGTGCCAAACGCACTGATGATCGTGCCAGGCGCAAAGATGCCGCCCGTAGCCGTGGATATAGTGGCACCCTCAATGATGAACGGACCCGCGCCCGAAGGGAGACCACCGGCACCGGCAGCAACCGTGAGCACATCGCCAGTCACACTCACGCCGCTTGTGAGCGTCACAACCTGGGCCGTCGTCGCCGTAACCTGGGCGCGCATCGGCCAAAAAGCGCCGCCACTGTGGTGCTGGTAGGGCTGGACACGCCAAAAGTAGTCGCCGTAGCGCTCATCAAACCGATCCTGACCATTGATTTGCAGACGGCAGCGGTTCACGATGTCATCGTAGCTGAACGGCTGCGTGTAGCCCACGTTCTTGGTCAGATCCGAGCCGCAATCCGTCTTGCGGGCATCCTGGAAGACCCACACCAGCTCCTTGACCGGGTGGTTCAGCGTCAGGTCAATGCGGGCATTGGCCGTGGTGAGCGTCTGCTGAAGACCGAACTGGAGCTGGTCAATCAGGTACTCGTGCGACTGCTGGGCAAAGCGACGGCGCTCATCCACGTCCAGGTAGATGTAGTCAATGTACAGCGCCATGTCCTTGAGCTGGGGCAGCTTGGCCGCCACCTGCGAGACCGTGCTGGTTCCGGGGATTGCAGTCACCAGGTCCGTTGCAGGGGACAGCGTGACGTTGATGCGCACCTCGTGGTACTGGAGGGCGATCAGGGGCAGCGCCAGTCCCGGGTTACGGCAGAACCAAAACTGCAAGGGGATGTAGAGGATCGCCGGGCGACCACCGCAGGACACGGCCGTCGTCTCCGTACCACCCAGGTATCCACCCAGCATGCTGTCCAGCTTGACGGAGTTGTCAAAGCCCGACGTCAGGTTCTCCCACAGGAAAAGCCACTCGCCGTAGTGGGTGTCAATGATCTGACCGCCGATCTCCACCTCCACCTTCTTGAGAAGCTGGTAGCCGAGACGACGCTCGTAGGCCGCCGTCCACTTGACGTCCACCGTGTTCGTGTCGGGCAGCTGGACCTCCAGGTAGGTCTTGTACATCAGATCCGCATTGCGGTTGACGATGGCAACGACACGCTGTCCATACTGGGGCGCGCCGGTGAAGTTCACGCGAAACGCCTCCATGGCGAAGTTCGTATGACGCTTGTAGAGCACCTTCCAAAAGGTGATGTGGGGATTTCCAGTGATGTAGGCATCCTGAGCACCATACGCAACGAGCTGAAGAAGACCACCGCCCATTTAGTTTATTCTTTGCGAGGATATATTCTTCTGCCTTTGACACAATGAAAGGCAGGGCCTACAAAACACAGGGGGCGGATACTTGTGTGGGCAGACGAACACGCAGGCGAAAAATGAAGGGTGCTGCATATCTAGCTTCGGGTGCCGATACATGCGTGTATTCTCCCCAAGTGAAGTGTGTTCCCGGAACACAAGTGCCCGAATCTATCCCTGCAGGCGACTATGTCTCTCGTGTCACGGACAAGAATGGGTATGCCAAGAACGAGCTTGCTAACCAACTACGAGTAAAGGATGCGATTCGCAACATCCAAGCAAAACACGGTGTGGATGTGTCCTCCTCCTTTAACCTTTCGGTTGCCACTTGCACACCCGAGTTTACGGAGGAGGATCTGGTAGGAGGCCCATGTCGTGCAGATACAAACAAGATCACAACCCCCGGAGTAAAGGAGGACAAGATCAACTTTATCACACCTAAGCAGGGGCAAGATTTCTATGCGCATCATCCTCCGGACGTCACCGCCGAACAACTTCGCACTCTGTATCACGCAGTTGTCTATCTCAATGAGCAGGGTATTGTTCACGGAGACATCCACGATGCAAATGTGTCGTGGATGGGTGATCATCTTGTTCTTCATGACTGGGGGCGCATGTTTGACGGTTTAGAGGGCATGAAGACGGCAATAGCAACCCAACACATCGAATTGGACTATCTTCAGCAGTTGTTCGATAAATCCATCATTGTTTTGGACGAGGGTGCGGACGACGCAACGCTCCTTCGGTTCATACAGTTTTATGATATCGTATGTATGGCGTACAACTTTGAACTCGACAACACGAATACGGATGGATTTATCGGATGGCTCAACGAACTATGGGAAGCCAAAGTCAGCGGAGACAAACTGACGAATAAATTGCATGTTGCTGTCAACGGACTCTTCAGACCAAAACGTGGAGGTAAACGTAGCCAGACCGATCGCTTTTGCAAGTGTATCAAATCCGTGCGCAAGACGGTCAAGGCCCGGAAAGGCAGCACAGCAGAAGGGGCCGCAATTGCCATTTGCACAAAGTCTGTCCTGCAAAGGAAAAGACGAACACTTCGCAAGGTCCGTTGCCGCGACCATGTACTATTGACCCAACCGATGAAGGGTGGTGTTTTGTTAGGCGCAGGCACGGGTGCCATGGTGTTCGGTCTGAAAAGCAACGAGAACTTCCTTCCACCGCCAGTTGGGTCTATTCCACCGATCCCAGCCGGACTGGGACCGGGAGACATTGTCGCACACGTCACAAAAACAGAAGACGATGTGAATGGAAAAAATACGTTGGTGCAAAGGCTCGGTGCAGAGAACCCCTATGTGAAGATGGTGACAACCCCGAGTATTGCCACCTACGATGTGAAGACAAATACGTTCCTTTCTACGTTCGTTAAGACACAAGAGAACCTCATTTCCGGCTCAGCTGACGCCATGAAACTATACAAATCGTGGTCCAGCGGCACGCAACCCCCTCTCACGTGTTCGCTGATGCTGCGACACAACAAGTTTAGCGAAGGCGACATCTTGTCATTAGTCGATCTTATGATTGGACTTGTTCACATCAATGGTAGGTTCGTACATGCTGATCTAAACGATAATAACATGGGCATCATGCGAGACGGATGCCCGGTCATCACGGACTATGACAGACTGCAAACAGATCCTATGAGGTTGGGTATGTATATTGAAAGATATATCGTAGAAAACACGTCTGACTTTCAATGGTTCGCTGACATAGAAAAGCTCTATTTGAACATGAGTCCTGCGTCAGAAGCGGAAGCATTACAGTTCATGGACCAACTTATGAAGATATTTGACCTGCTGACTGTTCTGTATTTTGTAGACAAGACAAACCCAAAACTCTCTGCGATTACAAATGCGTTTCGGGATTGGATACGTCAAAATTGGAAAACCATGAACCAGCAACAGCTTCACAAGACGGTCAGCAAACTAGGACAGATAATCATTAAGGCGACGATTGGCAAGGAGTGGCGACCAATGACCATGGAGGCCGAGATTACGATGGCGGCTGAGTACAATGCCCGGCCGCAACCTGCGCGGAACACACCCGGTCTGTGGGATGCTACGAGGAATCATTACCGGTTCGGGATTTAGGCGGTAAGGACTGCGCCAACTGCCTCTAAGGCTTCCTTGGCGGCCATTTGCTCAGCCTTCTTTCGTGTCGGTCCCTGCCCACGCCCACGAACAGTCGGGCCGTCCATCACGACCACCCGAATGTCCTTGGAGTCCTTGACCGCACTCAGCATGTTGTATACGGGCGTTGTTCCATACTCACGCTGACAGTACTTTTGAAAGATGTCCTTGTAGTTGGTCACGGTGGTCACGGCGTCCTGAACGTCAATGTAGGCTTCAATAACAGTCGTCACAAAGGCGTAGACAATATGAAACCGATTGCCGCAGTCTGTCCACAAGGCACCGATAAACGCCTCAAAGATGTCTCCTAGCTTTTGAATGTTGCGGCGGCCATTGATGGCAACGGACTCCTCGTTGTGACGAGAAATAACATAGAAGGTATCTAGTCCTACCTGTTGGCACAGAGCACCAATCCGCTCGTTGTTGACCAGCTCCTTACGAGCATCGGTCAAGAACCCCTGTTTCTTCTCAGGATACTTGCGGCGCAAATACGTCGCCACACAAACGCCCAACACCGAGTCGCCTTCAAACTCAAGGCACTCATACGATTCATCCTGCAAGGGCATAACACCAGAAGGACACGGAGCAAGAGACGCCGGTCGTCCATCGGGAGTAACATAGTCTGATCGTTTGACGTAGGTGGTATGAACCATCGCCGTTTGGAAAACTCGTGCATTGGCTACACGGTAATGAGGTAGCCCATGACGGTGTAGAATGCGATGAATGTCCTTTTCAGTAAAGGGGCGGTTACGGGCATTGTAGGGAGAGTATACGTCGGTCATGTGAGTTGTGTATTCCAGTTGAAACTTTTATCCATTTTCCTACACAATGGGGGCTGCTCAGTCAATGACGTATACTGAGCTACCGGATGCCCTGCCTAAACATGATCCTGGTACGATGATTGAAATTGCAAATGTTCGGTACAGAGCTCCGCTGATCAAAGATATGGCAGTGGGACTTGTGTTCTTCAACCCGGCAAAGTCCAAGCGAATGCTCATGAACTACTTGTATACAATTGAAAAGCTCAAGATTGCCAACATTCCGTATTTTACGTTGGAATTAGTCTACAATCGGCAAGAACCGGAGATTAAGGATGCTTTTCATGTCTACGCAAAGTCCGTGATGTTCCACAAGGAAAACCTGTGCACCTTGCTGGAGTCCAAGATTCCGTGGTACTATTCCAAGGTTCTCTTTTTGGATGCAGACATTGTCTTTGGCAACCCGAATTGGTACTCTGAGGTCTCTGCCGCTCTGTCAGACCACGACGTCGTCCAACCCTTCACCACCGCCGTTTGGATGGACATTACCTACACGCACGCCACGCAAATCCGCGAATCGGTAATCTACATGAACAGGGAAAAAACCTTTGATCACAAGCTTCATCCGGGATTTGCCTGGGCGTTTCGGCGCAAGTGGTTCCGCAAGGTGGGCTTCTTTGAGTACGGTGTCACGGGAAGTGGAGACACCCTGTCGGCAGCTGCGTGGTTGGGCGTCAAGTTTCCTTCCACCTACCTCAAGCCCGCCCTCGTCCCTGCCTATACTGCATTTGACGCATTGCCCAAGCCCCGTATCACCTGCACATCGGGCCCAGTGTTTCATTTGTGGCACGGGACGCACGTCAATCGCAAATATGTAGATCGCCACGCCATTCTGGACGGTATCAAGGACATCCGAAAGGTGATGCGCCCCAACTGGACGGGCGTATGGGAGTTCAGTGTCAAGGGCCTATCTGAAAAGTTGTCGGCCTACTTCGCCGACCGGGTGGACGACGGAACCTGAGGGTCCGGGACATGGCACTTAAAAATAATGTGTTGTAGAATGTCATATCACGTTGATGGTTAAGGCCCGAATCATCCTGGCTACACGTCTGCTGAGCACCAATGGTTCCCTTGTGTGTAATCTTACTCGTATCCGGGGTGGCTTCCTTCCACGCGAGAATATCGAGCAAGCAAAGCGGCATCTTGCAGACATTCAGTCTACATTAAAGGAGATTGAACTGAGTCTCAGTCCCGCTTCGCAGCAACCTTTAGTTCAAAGCCGTAGTCCGTTTCCACCATCTTCTCCTCTTGCCGTTTGACAATCTCGGCCAGGATCTCTTCCGCGCGCTGAGGCACCAGCTCGTCCAAATAAGACTTCAGTTCCTTCTTTGACAGCGACCACCCCTTCTTCCACTGATTCGGGCGCTTCACCGAAAAGGTCATTCCCGAGGTTGCAAGATTAATCTTGTCGGGAAGCTCCTCCCGAGATGAAGCATACAGCGCGGCAAGATCCAGCTCAACTGTGCGGCGTTCATCGCGGAGCTCGTTGGCACGAACATTGATGTCGTTGATCTGACGCTGAATACCGGCGTAGGTTGACAGAATAGGCTTGAGGCTCTCCATTTGGTTTGTTCTTTCCTAGACTTAATAGTATCCGTTTTAGAACAAGGAATGTCTTGGTTGGATACTGAAGAGATTGAGCGGTTGCGCACCGTATACAACAAGGAACATCCGAAAGAAGACCCCGTGCCAACTGGGACCCCCGAAGAAGTATGGGTAAACATTCAGCATCGTCTGAACGACAAGTGCTCTACGGGATCAGCCGAGTGTATTGTTGCGTCTCTTATGCAGCGGCCCAGGGCTCCGAAGGAGTGGACGGTGAAGCGAGATGAATGGCTGTCATCGGACGACATTGACAAGGTAGAGAAGAACTATACCAAGCTCTTTGCAAAGTACTTCTATGTTGGGTCTATTCCGATTGACTTTGATCTCCAAAGCGAAACTCAGCAATGCCTCGTGAGTTCATTGTGCAAGATGAAGTTGCCTGACCTCGCAAAAAAAGGTCACGAACAGATCGGCATTGTCTTCAACACAGACCCTCACGATGGACCGGGTGAGCACTGGATCGCATTGTTCTGCGACGTCCGCTCGGATCTTGAGTATCCGCGTATTACCTACTTTGATTCGTATGCCCATGCTCCTGAAAAGGAGATCAAGGCGCTCATGCGGAGATGGAAAACTCAGTGGGACGCAACGGGCATTCACAAGAACCCGATGAAAATGACCTTCAACTCCACTCGCCATCAGTTCAAGGATTCAGAGTGTGGAATGTATTGCCTGTACTTTCACTATGCCTGTCTCACTGAGCTTCCAATGCAGGCACGGATCCCCGATGAAGTGATGAATGGATTTCGGCAGATCCTGTTTACTGGTCCAAAAATAGAAACTGATAAGAAGTAATGGAGCTTGCAATTGGCGCAGCACTCGTCGGCATTTTGGGATATACGATTTGGCACGAAGGAATTGACGCCGAGGACAATGCCGCAGTGGGACGTAAGCGCCTTTGCGATTACTATGTCACGGGCGGCGTCTTTGAAGATCCAGTGGCCGTCCTTTCATCCGGTCGCCGTCTGTTAGAGGTTCATCTCTACGCAGACGAGAACGGGAAACCAATCGTAGCCAAGACTCCGTTGAACCTTGGATACGATTATACGGTAGACTATTGGACCTTTGATTCGGTCTGTACGGAACTCATTCACGCCTGGCAGACAAGCTCGGATCCATTCATTCTCTCTATTGTGTCCCACACGAGCAACGCAGTGACACTAAACAAGGCCGCACACTGCCTCAAGACCACGGTTCATCGTCATTTGACCGATCGGGTCACTGTGAAAACCCCGCTGGACGAACTGAAGCATACGCTGATCCTTGTGTCCGACGTCCCATCGGGCAATGAACTGGGTCAGCTTGTGAACTTGTCATGGAATGATTCTACAGTACGCCGACTTCTGTATGCTCAAGCCATGCACCCTCGGGATCAGACAGAGCTTGTTGCGTATAACCGCAATGCAATCTCTATCGTTGCTCCGGATCCTACTTTTGGCAAGGAAACACTGGACCCTCGCATTGCCTCCGCCTACGGATGTCAATGGATGCTGTTTTCTGGATCAGGCGTCACCCCCGGGTTCGTTGAAAAGCCCGTGGGATTACAATAACTTCTC